ATTGCTACACGTAATTCTACTAACCTCTGGGAATCTTTCTGCCAGTGGGTTACTTCAACGAACAACCGCCTTTATGTGGGGTGGTTTGGAGTTCTGATGATTCCAACGCTGCTTGCTGCTACGACTTGTTTCATCATCGCTTTTATCGGAGCCCCACCGGTCGATATTGACGGTATTAGGGAGCCCGTTTCCGGTTCTCTAATGTACGGAAACAACATCATCTCTGGTGCTGTAGTCCCTTCAAGCAACGCCATTGGCTTGCACTTCTATCCCATCTGGGAAGCCGCATCTTTGGATGAATGGCTTTACAACGGTGGTCCTTTCCAACTCGTAGTTTTCCACTTCCTGATTGGCATCTATGCCTATATGGGACGTGAATGGGAACTTTCTTATCGTTTGGGTATGCGTCCTTGGATCTGCGTTGCATATTCTGCACCTGTTGCTGCTGCATCTGCTGTATTCCTGGTCTATCCTTTCGGTCAAGGTTCTTTCTCTGATGCGATGCCTTTGGGTATCTCTGGTACATTCAACTACATGCTGGTTTTCCAGGCAGAACACAACATCCTGATGCACCCCTTCCATATGCTTGGAGTTGCTGGTGTCTTCGGTGGTTCTCTGTTCAGTGCAATGCACGGTTCTCTGGTTACTTCCTCACTGGTTCGTGAAACCACTGAAACTGAAAGCCAAAATTATGGTTACAAGTTCGGCCAAGAGGAAGAGACTTATAACATCGTTGCTGCTCATGGTTATTTCGGACGCCTTATTTTCCAATATGCTTCCTTCAATAACTCACGTTCGCTGCACTTCTTCCTGGCTGCATGGCCAGTTGTAGGTATCTGGTTCACCGCTCTTGGTGTGTCCACGATGGCTTTTAATCTCAACGGATTTAATTTCAACCAATCCTTGATTGATAGTCAGAACCGAGTAATTCCTACTTGGGCTGATATTCTGAATCGTGCTGGACTGGGAATGGAGGTGATTTCATAAGTGTAGTCACCTATAAGTAGGAATGCTTATATAAAAAACTGGGTTAAACGGGGAAACTCTCAAGTAGACAATCCCGTACCAATCCGAAGAGGGTTTAAGTTCTTCGGCAGGTCTAACGACTAGGTAGTGAGTCCCAACAATAATCTACCCACGAATGCCCAGCATCCAGAACGGATGAAGAGATAGTCTGAACTCTATGGTGACATAGAGAAGTAAGAAATAAAGAGTTCTTACGATAACAAAATTGGCACGAACGTAACGCCCATTAGAAAGTAGTGGCTCTATCAAGTAATTGATAGATGTAAATCGGATGAATTGCTGGAAACCCTCCAAAATATAAGGGCAATCAGCAGCCAAGCCTCAAACGAACTTTTGAGGAAGGTTCAACGACTAGGTGGTTTAGGAAGCGTCCTATGTAATACACCATTAGCGTCCGACAACCTAATAAGAACAGGTTGATGATATAGTCTGCCCCATAAGAATGGAAAACTTATGGAATATGCGAACTTTCCTTTAGATCTTGCTACAGCAGAAACAACGCAAGTTGCTCTGACTGCTCCTTCTATTGGTTGATATAAAAACCAAATAATGGTATAATAAAGGGAACTCTTCGGGGTTCCTTTTTTATAAATAATTATAACTTTGGTATAGAAGTTATGGTAAATGAAATAATAGATTTATATAATTCTGGTATGAAAATGAGAGATGTTGCTAAACAACTTAATATTTCTCATCATAAGGTTAGTAAAGTTCTTAAGGAATGTGGTATAAAAATACGCATTCGTAATGACTATGGAAATCCAGCACAAGAACCAGATTTTGCTGAAAAAATAAGAAAGTCTAGAAGAAGTTATAGTGGTGAAAATAATCCAAATTATGGTAAGACTTGCTCTCAAAAGGCAATAGAAGCAACTAAAAAAGCAAATACTGGAAAAGTTAGTCCTAGAAAAGGAAAACCATATTCGCAATCAATCGGTTGGGTATGTAAAGATCCAGAGCATCCAGACAAACTTTATTTCATAAAACTCCACAACGGTAAATATAAGGTTGGTAGGTCTTATAAAGGTTGGTTGTATCGTAAAAAAGAAACCGCAGAACTTCTTGGTGAATGGTTTGGAAAATCTATAGATATATGGAACTTGGAAAAGGAAGTTCTAAAAGAGTTTTCACAATATAAAGCACCCCTAAATGAGATGAGTATGGGTCGTGGAATGACCGAACATTTTATAGATACTTTACCAGTTCAAGATGTTATTTCATTTATAGAAAAATGCTCACCATCCTCCTCCTCTTCCAACTCTTCGGAGTCTTCCTTTTTCTAATGTCTCTTACACAAGATTTATGATATCTTCCACAACACCACACAAACTTGTAGAAATTATTCGTGATACTTGGCCTCAACTTTACAGAAAACCGGAAGCATCTTACAATAAAGAAAAGACTTTAAAAAATGAAAAAGTACAATGAAGAATATTTTTCTGTAATCGAAACTAAAACAGGAAAAAAAATTGTTGATTGTGGTGATGAAATGGATGCACATACAATGGTTTCTTTTGACCCACAAAACCGAACGATTACAAGAAATAAAGTTTTGATGAGTCCAGTAATTGATGTTGAAATTCCAAAAGCACTTCCTACAACAAATGTAGTTGCATCAAATGTAAAAGAGGGTGGATGCACAACAAGAAAACAACAATTGCTTGATGCTGGGCAATTGAAACTTCCAGAAGATCAAAGAATTCCAGTCAATGCTAAATAACTTTCAGTTTTATTAAAAATTATGAAGTTCACAGTTTATTCGAAAGACGGTTGTCCATATTGCACAAAAGTTCAGCAGGTGATACAATTAGCAGAACTACAGTATGTGGTTTACAAATTGAATACAGATTTTACTCGTGAAGAGTTTTATGCAGAATTTGGAGAAGGATCTACCTTTCCTCAAGTAATTGTTGACGAAAAACACATCGGAGGTTGCTCCGACACTGTTCAATATTTAAAGGAGCAAAATCTAGTTTAATGAATACTAATTTTCACGAAGTTTACAATGATGTTGAAAGGGCAATTGATTATGCCTTTAATGGCCAATTTGTTTTGAAGTTTTATGATTATCTAAAAATTCGTGGAACAAAACGATATGAAGTTGAAGAGTTTATTGAAAGCACTACAGCAAATGAAATCAGCAATCTCGTAATAGATTTAGACACATACTTAGAAGGTGGTGCAGATGACCTTCATAAACAACTTCGTGAGGCTTATGGACACATTCCTAAACCCCAAGCAAGAAAAATAAGAAACTACATCTATGGCATTCTAGAAGATGCTTGGAAATATAGTCATGACAAACGACCAGGAAGACGCAAAAAGAACACTAAATAACAATGAACTCCAAATTAACCGGGGTGTTGAGTTATTACTACGCAATAGGAGGAAAGAGAAATCAAAACCAAAAACTTTTCAAGTGAAGTTTGGTAAAATGATTTCTCTCTTTCGTAGAGAGTTTCATTTTTTTATTGAATTTCACTTTGACATTAGGAAAAAATAAACCTCTCTGGAGAAAACCAATGTTAGCAGTAACTCTAACTATAGGGACATTAGTTTCAATTATGTTCTTTTTTGTAGGAGGTGTGGTAGGATGGTTAGCAAAAGAGCATTTCTATCAAACTCAACCAATTTTTACACACCCAGAGATGTTTGACTCTAATGGTAATGTAATACCCGACGAAATTTTAGCTGTGAGATTTGAAAACTATTATGACTACGACGAAGACAACGAAGACGAAGACTGAAACTCCAATTGAGAGTCTTCCATCCAACCCATTTGTATTTGAAGTTTTAGAATTGGCTTCAAAACAGAGAAGCAACGCAAAAAAAATTGAAGTTCTTAAAACATACGAACACGACTCCCTAAAAACAATTTTTATCTGGAACTTTGATGAGACTATAATTAGTCTTCTTCCCGAAGGACCGGTTCCTTATGGTGATGTGAAAGATCAAAATGTTTATTCTGGAAATCTTTCCGAAAATTTATCGAAGGAAGCATCTGGAGGAGAATCTGCAACTCAACAAGATTTGCAAGGAAGAGGACGAACATCATTGCGTAGAGAATACCAAAATCTTTATCATTTTGTAAAAGGTGGTAATGACTCTCTTTCTACAATTCGTAGAGAAATGATGTTTATTAATATTCTTGAAGGACTACATCCAAAAGAAGCAGAGATATTAATTCTTACAAAAGATAAAAATTTATCAAATAAATATAAGGTAAGTTTGGACAACGTAAAAGAAGCCTATCCCGACATTCAATGGGGTGGACGTTCGTGACAGTTGCAGTAAGTGGAGAAAAAAATATGGCAGAATCCGAAAAAGAAGAACAAAGTATTCTGCCATCAAGATATGGTTGTGAAATTGTTTTAGAAAAAACAACTCTTGATAAAGCAAAAGATTCTTCTTTTCCAAGTGATGCTTATTTGGTTTGGTACATCATTGAAGGAAAACAATATCTTGATTTGACAAGAGGTACTAAGGTTCGTATTTTTGATATGTATTATGATACTTATGGTACTGGAGCACTTCAAAAAATTGATTTTGGATACGGAAGAGTAAATCCCAAACTTTGGGGATATAGGCAACCCGAAAAAAAGAAAAAAAGATGAGTGAAGGATTTAGTAAAGAAAATATTGAAGTATCAATTAATAAAAATGAGATAAATAAGATATTAAAAAAATACAAGAAAATTAAGAAGTATCAAAGGTCTCCTCTTTTTGAAGTTAAAACCATAGATGGAACCGAAACTTATGTGAGTAAATTAATTCAGGAAGCACAGGAGAACTTATGATAAATGGGCAAGCACTATTTGCTTAACTTGTACGGTTGTTCGTTTGTTCTTTTAAATGACGAACGATGTCTTGTTGACTTATTAGAAAATGCAGCATCTGCATCAGGAGCAACTGTGATTCAAACGATTTGGAAAAAGTTTGAACCGCAGGGAGTAACTGTAATGTGTTTATTATCTGAGAGTCATATAAGTATTCATACTTGGCCTGAAGAAGGAAAAGCAGCAGTAGATGTTTATACCTGTGGAGATTGCAATCCAAAGATTGGATGCGATATTATTATTCAACAACTTTATGCTACGAATCATACGTTAAGTTACATTGAAAGATAATTGTATCAAAAATTACAAAAGTGCTTGCATAAATTTTAAATAGATGCTAAATTGCATTTATCGTTCATTCCCAACGGGAACGGAAGTAAGCCGACTCGGAACGGATCGTTCATTCTCTATTCGCAAATAGAGAACGCAAAAGCCGACTGAAGGAACGCTCTTTAACCTCAAAACCTAAGGAGAACCCTAATGTCGAAAGTAGTATACCGTGGTGTC